GGGCAAGCATGTCAGCGTTCAAGCCTTCCAGGAAAAAATTGAAGTCTCTGGGGAAATTGCCCTGGGCGAAAAGATGAAAAAAGCCCGTGAGCGAAGCAAATCCTGACCCTGACTGGGAATCTGAACTAATTGAAGACATGGCCGGCATGTGGCTGGACCCCTATGCCTTCGTCCTGTACGCCTTTCCCTGGGGTGAGCCTGGAGAGCTAGAAAACCACAAGGGGCCCAGGGAATGGCAAGCCAAAATACTCAAGGAAATAGGCGAAGAACTCAGGGCCAACAACCTGACCAGGGTCAATGCCATCATTCAAGAGGCCGTAGCATCAGGGCATGGCATCGGGAAGTCAGCACTGGTGGCCTGGCTGATTCTTTGGGCCATGTCGACCATGGAAGACACCAGGGGCGTGGTCACTGCCAACACAGACACCCAGTTAAGAACCAAGACTGTGGCCGAGGCGACAAAATGGCACCGGCTTTGCATTACCAAGCATTGGTTCAAGATGACCGCTACGGCCATTTTCAGTAATGACCCTGAACACGAAAAAACCTGGCGCATAGACTTTATCCCGAACAGCCCCCATTCTGCTGAAGGCTTCGCTGGCCTGCATAACCAGACAAGGACGCTAATTATTTTTGACGAAGCGTCAGCCATTGAAAATATCATATGGGAAACCACACAAGGCGCCCTGACTGACGAGAACAGCCAGATAATCTTTGCTGCCTTTGGTAACCCAACCCGTACAGGTACCAGGTTTCACCAGTGCTTTACCAGGTACCGGCATCGCTGGAACACGCACCATGTAGATTCGAGCCAGGTGGAAGGCACGAACAAAGAACTGATTCAAAGCTGGATGGATGACTATGGGGCTGATTCTGACTTTGTGAAGGTTCGTGTGCTGGGACAATTCCCCAGCCAGTCCGATATGCAGTTCATTGGTGCCCATCTGGCCGAGGCTGCCCAGGACAGGCAGGTACATCATGCAGGGGCTTCCCTGGTCATGGGCGTCGACGTGGCCAGGTACGGGGATGACAGGAGCGTTATATACTTTCGGCGTGGCCGTGATGCTGCCAGCCAAAAGCGCAAGGTGTACCGAGGCATTAGCCTCATGCAGTTAGCCGATTACGTTGCAGAAGACATCACTACGCATAGGCCAACAACCGTGTTTATTGACGGCACCGGGGTGGGTGGTGGCGTAGTGGACCGCCTGGAGCAGTTGGGCTATGGTCATGTTATCGTCGAGGTTAATGCTGGCGAGTCAGCCACAGATTCGGAGCGATACAAGAACAAGCGCGCCGAGATGTGGGCCGAGATGAAAGAATGGTTAAAGGTGGGGTCTATACCGAATGACCAGGTGTTATTCGATGACCTGACTGGCCTGGAATACCAATTTGACATGCAGGGCCGCCTGCAGCTGGAAAAAAAAGAAGATATGAAAAAGCGTGGCCTTGCCTCGCCTGATATAGCTGATGCCCTGGCCCTGACGTTTGCAGAGCCGGTTGCACCTGAAGAATATGCCCATAAACCGGTTCGCGTGAAGCGCGCCATGGGGAGATAGTTATGGAATGCCGAGAACTGAAAAAGCGTTATGAGAGCCTGAAGACTAACAGGGCCTCAGTGGAAGAAATCTGGAACGAGATTGAGCGTTATATCGTGCCCTTCAGGGGTAAAATGTTTGAGCGTGATGTCAGTGAAAACGCCGTCGAATGGTCAAAATACCGGCTATATGACAGCACAGCAGTCCAGGCAGCCCATACCCTGGCGGCTTCCATGCAAGGTAGCCTGGTTAGCCCTGCAACAAAATGGTTTTATCTGACCTTTTCAGACGATGACCTGGACAAAGATAACGAGGCGAAGGAATGGCTGGAGGAATGCGAAGAAACCATGTATTCCAAAATCCAGGAATCCAATTTCAATATGGAAATGGCAGAGACTCTGCTGGACCTTTCGTCGTTTCATACGGCTGCCATGGTTGAGGAATACGACGAGCAAAATGGTCAGCTGATTTTCAATGCTATCCCTATCAAGGAAACATTCTTCGAGCTGGACCACCATGGGCGCGTGAGCTTCTTTGTCCGAATCATGGAGTGGCCTATAGCTCGCCTGGTGGAAAAGTTCGGCAAGGATGGCCTGCCTGAGAGCCTGAAGAATAAAGCAGACAATCCGAGCCTGGCAAATGACCGTATTGAGGTGGCTTTTGCCATCTATAAGCGCCCTGAGAATGCTGATTCAGACATCAGCAAGCCACTGGCACCTGAAGCCAGGCCGATGGGTTTCAAGTATTTCACCCTGGGAACTCAGGAGCAGATTGGTGAAGAAGGCGGATATTTTGAAATGCCAGCCTTCGTGCCCAGGTGGGAAAAGGCATCAGGCTCAGATTATGGCTATGGGCCTAGTCAGATAGCGATGCCTGATATCAAAATGCTGAATACCCTGGTGGAAATGATTACCAGGGCAGCTGAAAAAGTTATTGACCCGCCGACTATGGGCAAGTCTCGCGGTGTGCTGGGTGACCTGGACATGGGGCCTGGTGGTCATACTACGGTTCGGGATGTTAATGACATCAAGGTGCTGGAGTCTGGTGCCAGGTTTGATGTCAGCCAGCTGCAAAAAGAAGGGCTGCAGCAGTCGATTCGTCAGACTTTCCGAGTCGATGAACTGGAAATGAAAGAATCCCCGGCCATGACGGCGACCGAGGTGCAAGTTCGTTATGAGCTGATGCAGCGCCTGCTTGGTCCTACACTGGGCCGCCTGCAGAATGACCTGCTGGACCCTATCATTCAGACCACCTTCAATATCTTGTTCCGTAATGGCCTATTGCCTGACCCTCCACAGGTGGTTCTGGAGGCTGCTGCTGAAATGAATGTTGAATACCTGGGGCCGCTATCCAGGGCACAGAAAATGGACCAGGTAGCCGTGGTTGAGGGCTGGGTAGCCAGTATTGCGCCACTGGTGGAAGTTAAGCCAGAGATACTGGACATCATTGACTTCGATGCCCTGGCCAGGGAAACGGCTGATATGCGTGGTGTGCCTGCCGTGATTGTGCGCAGTGAAAGCCAGGTGAAGAAGGTGCGCCAGGAGCGCGAAGAAGAACAAGCCAGGATTGCGGCTATTGAGGAGGCCAGGGCTGAAGGCGAGGCCATGGAGGCCGTTGGCAAGGGTGAACAAGCCATGGGGCCTGTACAATGATTGAAGAAGAAAAACTGGTGGGCGCCCTGCAGCGTATCGGCAAATCAAGCGATGGGAAGCTGCTGAAGGCGTACTTGAGAGAGGCGTACATGGAAGGGCGACTATTTAGCCATGAACCATTCGAGACTGCAGCCAGGGCGTCTCAATACGATTTAGCCAATGACCTGGTAACAATGATGACGGCCAAGAGGAACAACGATGAATAGTAATAAATTCTTATTTCGGAGATTGATGAATGAAGCGGGAGCTGAAGGTAGTGCTGGTGGTTCTGGTGCTGCTCCAGCTGGCGGTGGTGCCACTGACGGTGGCGTACCTGGTGGCGGGGTAGGTGATGGGGCTGGTGATGGTGCTGCATCAAGCGCGCCTGAATGGGTAGCTGGCCTGCCTGAAACGGTCCGAGACTGGGATGAAGTCAAGAATTCGGACAGTCCTGAGAAGTTCTGGGACCAGGTGACCAACATGCGCAGCCGTATAGGCCGTTCAATTACTATTCCAGGTGAGGATGCCAGTGATGAAGCGAAGGCTGAATTTCGTACCAAGTTACGGGAAAAGGTCCAGGGCCTGGTGGAACTTCCAGGCGAGGACGATGCAGACGGCTGGAACAACCTGTATTCGCAGCTTGGCAGACCCGAAGAAGCTGCTGGGTATGCCATGCCGGAAGTCGAAGGCGCGCCCATGTCTGATGACCGAGCATCATTTTTGTCCGAAGTAGCCCATGAGGCAGGCTTATCCCGTGGCCAGTTTGAGAAGGTCATGAATAAAGTCCTGGCACAGGAGGCCGAGGTAGTGCAGGCCCAGCAGGCTGAATTCGAGCAGGGCATGTCTAATCTGAAGACCGAGTGGGGCATGGCCTTTGATGAACGCTCAGGAGTAGCCGAGAAGGTGCGCAGTCAGTTCATGAAGCACGTGCCTGCTGAGGCGGTAGGCCCTGAAACCATGAAGGCCCTGTATGAGATTGGCAAGCAGCTGGGCGGCGAGACTGCTCAGGTATTGAACCAGGGTGAGACTGGTGCGGCCCTGACTCCACAGGATGCGCAGACTCAGATTAGTGAGATTCGTAACAATCCGCAGCATCCTTACAACAACAAGGCTGACCCTGGACACAAGGCGGCCCGTGAGAAGGTGCAGCGCCTGTATAAGGCGGCCTATCCTGGAGGTGGTGAGGATTCTGGACATTTCACGGCTGGCATAGGATAATCGAGCCTGCTTTTCTCCAAAAGCAAAACGACTAGAAAAGCCCTGGGTGTAATACCTGGGGCTTTTTCTTTGCATTATCCACAGTATGAGTTAAACTTATCCACAGGTTTGTAAAAGCATGTCCAGTGTACTGGGGAGCATGTTTAAGCAAACACCAGCCACTCAGGTTCCTGGATGACCAGGGCAGACCCCAGGCGAAGAAATTGTAACTTAATTTTTTCACTGGGCTTTGACCCAGGAGGGAACCAAAAATGTCTATTGATAACGCAAAAATTCAGGAATTCCGTGATTCCGTAATTCACCTTGCCCAGCAGGGTGAAGCCCGTGTGCGTCCTCATGTCACTGAAGTAGCATCAGGCGCCGAGTTTTATAACTGGGACCGACTGGGTGCGACCGATGCAGTGGAGCGTACCAAGTCAGTACGCAACAAAGAAACCCTGGTAGTTGATGAAGAATTCGACCGTCGAGTTTCTACCCCTCGCGTCTTCGAGCATAACTTCACCTTTGAAGATTATGACAAGGCCGAAATGGCAATTGACCCCCAGTCTGCTTATGCAGAGAACCAGGGCATGGCTATGCGCCGCGCTTATGATTCTCTGATTATCGAGGCGGCTACTGCTGATGCTCTGGATGGTGAAGGCAATACCAATGCCCTGCCAGCTTCTCAGATTATCGGTGATGGCACTACTGAGATTTCGTTTGACTCTATTACTGGCATTCAGCGTCAGTTCATGAACAACGAGATTTTCCCTGACATGCCCAAGGTTGCGGTAATTGGTCCTGGCCAGGTAGAGCGCCTGATGCAGCTGACCGAGGCCACCAGTGGTGACTATGTGAAAAGCGAAGCCCTGCAGCAGCTGAATGCTACCGGCATTGTGCCGAACTGGATGGGCTTTACCTGGATTGTCAGCAATCTGCTGACTGCTCCTGCAGCTAATGAGCTGTATTGTCTGTTCATGACCAAGCAGGCCCTCGGCCTTCAGGTCAATATGAACATGAAGGTGCGCGTGGGTGAGAACCCTGACAAGTCTTATAACTGGAACGTATTCAGTCAGTTCTCTGCTGGTGCGGTCCGTGTTGAGGATGAGCACCTGGTAGTTGGTCATTTCGCTGACCCAGCATAAGCTGTAGCCAATAGGCCAGTCGGGGATTGCCCGCCTGGCCTTTTTTGCAAGTAACAAGGGGAAACCTATGAAAGCAGCAGCATCAAGACGTGACGTGATGGCCATGAAGCGTATGGCTGAAGACGGCATGGACATCAAGAAGATTTCCAAGCGCCTGAACATCAAGGAGGAAGTCGTTAATGCCTTTTTGAAGGGCAAGAAGCCACCCAAGGACAAGCCTTCTGACAAGCCTGCTGGCAATGCCAAGCCCGCACCTTCCAAGAAGAAAGCAGTGCCCAAGCCGAAGGTGGCTGAAGAAGCTGCTGAATCTGAGCCTGAGACTGTAGGCGAGGGTTAAGGAATGGCCAGTCAGGTTTCTATCTGCAATCAGGCTCTTGGCTGGATAGGTGGGAACCTGATTACCAGCATCGACGATGGCAGCAAAGAAGCGAATTTGTGCAAGGCAAATTATGATGACTTGCGTGATGCCGTCCTGGAAGAAAGAAACTGGACCTTTGCGACCAGGCGCCAGGCATTGACGCCATTAGCCCAGGACCCTCCTTTTGGCTATGCCAAACAATTCACCCTACCCGCTGACCTGATACGCCTGATTGGTGCGTACCGTCCAGGCATGGAAGACCGAGAGCAGGCGATGTATGTGCGCGAGGAAAACCGACTATTGACGGATGAACCCAGGCTGAACATTGTCTACATTGCCAGGATTAAGGATGCCAACCGGTTTAGTGCGGGCTTTGTTCAGTGTTTTGCAGCCAGGCTGGCTTCTGATTTAGCCATTCCTATTGCCGAGTCTCGCAGCCTGCAGGAAACCATGTGGGCCTTGTATGAGGCGAAGCTGGAATCTGCCGGTACCAATGACGGTATGCAGGGCAGATTTGAACAGAAACAAGCAAACCGCCTGGTGCGGTCAAGGAGATAGATATGCCAACTATGATTAGCGTATCGGTCCTGCCGGGCAGGCAGGCAATCAAAACCGCTATTGTGGAAAGCGATACTGTAGTGGTGACACCTTCAACCGATGTTGCCGTGTATATCGGTGGTGGCGTAAAGCGTGAACGCAGTGTAGAGATTACCGAGGGCTGGACATTTCTGCTCAATGGTATCCGTGAGCGTAACTTGCTGGCCCAGACTGATGAAGTTACGGGCGCCATTTCGAGTGCCATTGATATTGACTCACTGGGCATGGCCAAAGACCGGCGCACGTCCTGGGATGATAATACCCCGGTGACTGCTGATGACATTGCGATTGGCATTGGTCACGAGGTGGCCCAGGCATTCCTGGATAACAACCTGGTGATTGATAACGCATTCACCATGTTGTCGGATTGGGCCAAAGAAAACGGTGTATTCATCACGGTTCCATCTGGGCCTTAATCAATGCCTAAGAATAGGCCGCTACAGCAGTCCTTCGCTTCTGGTGAGCTATCGCCGCGCCTGCTTGCGCGCAGTGATGTCGAGGGCTACCGTTCAGCCGTTGCTGAAATGACCAATTTTATTAGTACCCCTCATGGCCCTGCTGAAAGGCGGTTCGGTTTTGAGAAGGTGCTATGGGACAATGAAGCCAGGCTGGGTAATGTTGGGCGCCTGTTCGATTTCAACGTGTCCTATTCCAGGGCTTATGTTGTCCTGGTGTCGACCACTGAGATTATTGTGCTGGACCGCAATGGCCTGGTGGACACGGGCAACCCCATCGCTAATGCTGAATTCACGGATGGCCAGGATAACTGGAGCGTGATAGACGATGGTCCTGGCGATGTTCTGTTTGAAAATGGATTATGCACCATTGACGGCGGCAGGAATGATAGACATAGCCAGTCAATCACTCAGCAGGTGGCCCTGACTGATGGCACCCCTGGCATGACCATGGTTATCAATAGCCTGACGCCTGGGCTGGCCAGGTTCAAGGTAGGCACGACTGCAGGCGGTGATGACATATTCAGCCAGGATTTTGCTGGTCAGCGCGCAAGCATTGATTTCACCCCTGGGGTAGATACTTTCTACATCACCATTGAGGTCCAGGGTGACTGGCCAATTAAGGTGCTGGATAGTCTACGGATATACAATCCCGAGGAGGTGCCTGAGTACGTTACTTTCCCATCACCCTATGCGACTGCGAACACGATTAACCAGCTACAGGTAGCTATGGCACCTGAAGAAGATGTGATGTATTTCGCATCGCGTGATGTCCAGCCGCACAAGTTATCGCTGACGACTACCGAATCTTTCCTGCAGGGCGTGTGGTCCTTTGAGGAAGTCGACTTTTTGACGGATGAAGACCCTGACAGCCCTGGCGACAACATACCGCCACCATGGGGCGCCAGTCCTCCAGGCAGTGTGACATTCCACGAAGGACGCCTATGGTGGGGCGGTAGTTATGCGCAGCCTTCCCATATCTGGGCGTCGAATTCTGGCGAGTATGAAAGCCTGATTTTTGGTGATGGTGACCAGGACACGGACGCGCTTGAGTTCATGCTGCGCCAGCGTGGTGAAATTCAGTGGATGCTGGGCGCTAAAGATTTGCATATAGGTACCGGCAAGAATGAAGTTTTGCTGGTATCTGATGGGGCAATTATCACGCCAGAAGATGCCGATGCCAAGCAGCAGACGGTGTACGGTTCTGCGAAGGTGCAGGGCGTTCCCCTGGCAGATGGGGTTTTGTGGGCCAATCCATCAGCCAGGAAAATGTATATTGCGGCCTATTCTGATGACCGTCAGGGGTACACTGCCCTGGATATTACCTATCCTTCAGAGCACATTACCCGTGGCCGAGTTAAAGAGATTGAGCATTCAATCAGCCCTGACACCATGCTAATCATGCCCACCTT